GTTGAAAGTTTCCCATGTAGACCGCGGTGGCCGCCATGACGGCTAAATGAGTGAGCCCGAGCGGGTACCTGCGCCGGTTGAAGAACTGGACACCCACGACTACACGGGCGACCTCAAAGAGTCATGGCTGTACGTCTACCTGATCGAGGCCGACAAGGCCAAGCACACGATCCGGCCCAAGGACGCCACCGCGGTCGGCGCCGACAAAGGCCACAGCCGCCGTTCGGTGTTCCGGTTGTTCGATGCACTGGCAAACGCTGGCCTGGCTCAATCGCGCGACGGCGCCGGGTTCCCGCGGATCACCTACTGGTCCGCAGTCGATGGCACTACAGGCCCCGTATCTCTGACCGCTGGCACTACAGGCACTACAGGGCCTGACCTGCACAAACGCGGTGGCACTACAGCACTGAACGACGATACCGGTGGCACTACAGCAGGAATGCCGTCTGACCAGGCAGAACAGGAACACGATCGGCCTGTAGTGCCTGTAGTGCCAGCAGATCCGGAGATTGACGTGAGCACTCCGATACCCGGCGACCCCACCAACCGGACGCCCGGGCTGACCGACCGAGTGACACGCGCGCTGGCAAATGCCGCACACCACGTTGCCCACCTGAACCCGCGGTGCGCGTGCGGTGCGGAGCTGACCCGGCCCGAGTCCATCGCGGCACGCTGCTGCGAAGAGTGCCGGCGCTTCGGCGGACGGGAGCAATCCGCGTGATTCTCACCAACCACCCAGCGGTGTATTAACCGCACAGTCGCGGGTATGAATGTGCGGGTGATGCACTACGCTAGCAGACGTGACCACTCAGTGCGCCATCTACACCCGGATCAGCCAGGACACCAACGGCCAGCGTGACGGGGTGACCCGCCAACTCGACGACTGCCAGGCACTCGCCGAGCGTCTCGGGTGGGACGTTGCGGCCCGGTTCGACGACAACGACCTCTCTGCGTTCAACGGGAAACGCCGGCCCGGTTTCGAGGCCCTGCTGGACGCGATGAAGGCCGGGCAGTTCGGTGCCCTGATCTGCTGGCACACGGACAGGCTCTACCGGTCGATGAAAGACCTCGAACGGCTCATCGAGATCGCCGACAAGCGCGGGATTCAGATCCGCACCGTCAACGGCGGCGATCTGGACCTGTCCACCAGCGCGGGCCGGATGCTGGCCAGAATCCTCGGCTCCGTGGCCCGCCAGGAATCCGAGCACAAAGGGGAACGCCAGAAACGCGCCAACGTCCAGAAGGCGCAGTCCGGGCGCTGGCAGACCGCCAACCGCACCTTCGGCTACACCATGACCGGGGAGCCGCTGGAACCCGAGGCGACGATGCTGCGCCAAGCGGTCGCCGACGTGCTCGCGGGCAAGTCCATCAGTCAGGTTGCGCGCGAGTGGAATGCGTCCGGGGTGAAGACCACGCTCGCCGGGACCACACAGGAGCGTGACGGTAAAACCTTTGTGGTGCAGGGTGTCTGGAATTCGCCGAGGGTGCGGCGACTGCTGGTGAACCCGCGTTACGCCGCGTTGAGGGTGCATCGCGGCAAGGTGGTCGGGCCGGGCGACTGGGAGGCGTTGATCGACGCCGACACGCATCGTGGTCTGGTGGCGTTCCTGTCCGACCCGGCGCGCATCATCTGCACCAGCTTCGAAAAGAAACACATCGGTTCTGGTGTCTACCGCTGCGGGGTGTGCGGCGCGCCGATGCGTCACTCTGTCCCCGGTGGGCGCCAGCCGGGCGGCCGCCGCTACGAGTGCCGGGAGAATCAGTGCGTGGTGCGGACCGGGGCGCCCCTCGACGACTATGTGGAGGCGGTGGTGCTGGCCCGGCTCACGGCGCCTGATGTGCCCGTGTTGGTCGGTAGCGACACCCGAGTGGATGTGACTGTGCTGCAATCCCGGCGGGCCGCGCTACAGGCACGCCTGGACGAACTGGCCGCCATGTTCGCCAAAGGTGATATCGACGGCTCGCAGTTGCGCAGGGGCACAACCGAACTCCGCGAGCAGATGACCGGGGTGGACCGGGTGCTCGCCGACTCCGCCCGTACCAGTCCGCTGGCCGCGCTGGTCGCCGCCGGGGACGCCCTGGCGGGACGCTGGGAGAAACTGACGCCGGACCTTAAGGGCAAGATCATCGAAGAACTGATGACCGTCCGGGTGATGAAGGCGCCGCGCGGACGGCCCTTCGACCCTGAATACATCCGGATCGAATGGAAGACCCCGTGACGGCGGAAGGCGCGGACATCGGCGAATGGTTCGCGGCACTGAGTGCGAAAGCAGCTGATCACGATCAAGCCATCAATGACGCATGGCAACAGCTCACCAGGAACGGCTGGGTGTCCAAAGTGACGGTGCACCGCTACCTGTGCCGTAAGTGCGACAGCAAGCTGGTAGTCGTGATCCGGCTGGACCGGACAACGCTGGCATGGGTAAAGGACTACAAGCTGGCGGCCGGGCTCAACAAACGTGTGAGCACCGCGGACGGCCGGGCGCGCAACACGCTCGACGGAGATCGGCACTGGCCCCCCTGCGTGTACGACGTCGACCAGCTCGCCCGCTTCGGGTCCGTTGCCGGTTTCCACGTGCACTGCCGTCACGTCGCCACGGTGATCCGGGCGCGCGATGTGCTCGCCGTGACCCAGAACGTGCGTCCCGGTCACCCCGGCCCGCCGACATTCCTCTAGGTCATGCCAATGCTGTAGCATTGCGGTCGGTTTCACCCTAGTTGCCCGCCTGCTAAGGCATTCGGAATCGTGCAGGGCGCCGAACCCCCGAGGGGTTCACTGTGTCCACAACAAGGGCAACATCTGTAAAGTCCCGCAAGCTGCAAGGCGAGTACGCCGCGGCGAAGCGGTGGAATCATCCGAACAAGGACGACATCGGCCGCGAGTACGCCGAACAACGCATCGCAGAGTATGTAGCCAGAGTGTTGGCCGACGCCCCGCCGCTGACCGATGAGCAGCGCGACCGTATCGCCGCAATCCTGCGTGCAGGCGGTGCCGCGTGAGCGCCGCACCCGACACCGGGCCACCAGACGAACGAAGGAGGCCGGCCCCGCCACAGAGCCGGCCCTCTCGTAACGCCACCTATGGCGGCAATTCTAACCGCCTCTACCGGCCCGAGGACGGCCATGCCGCGCCAACCGCCGAGGACCGTCGCGAAGCCGACCTCCTCGCCGAGGTCCGCGGACTCGGGTACTGCATCGCGGTGTCGTGCCGGGTGTGTGGGCATCCGCTGACGGCACTGTCGTCGGTAGCCCGGCATATCGGGCCGAAGTGCGCGGCCAAGGCGGTGCGCCGATGATTGCCGACCATCACCTCAGGATGCTCGCTGCGTCGGGTGTCACCGCCGAGCACGCCGCGCTACGAAACTACGAAACGGTCAACGACAAGAACCGGCTCATCGACATCGGTATTGCGCAGGCCGGCCGCCGGGTGCCCGGTCTGCTCATCCCGCAGTTGCGTGCCGACGGCTCGACATCGGGTTACCAGTTCCGGCCCGATAGTCCGCGTACCAATAAGGACGGCCGAGACATCAAGTACGAGACGCCGGTACGGCAGGCCAACGGGTTTGATTTTCCGCCCGGCGTCGCCGATGCCGTCGGCGACCCGGCGGTGCCGTTGTTCATCACCGAGGGTGTCAAGAAAGCGGATTGCGCTGTCCTGCATGGCCTGTGCTGTGTCGCACTGCCGGGTGTCTGGTCGTGGCGTGGCACCAACACCCAGGGCGGTAGGACGGCGGTCGCTGACTTCCACGACATTGCCCTCGACGGCCGCCGTGTCGTTTTGGCGTTCGATGGCGACGTGGCCCGCAAGAAAGCGGTGCGCTCGGCGCTGACCGCGCTGGCCGATTACCTGAAAAGCAAAGGCGCACAAGTCGAATACCTGCACCTGCCCGACACCGACGACAAGACCGGGCTCGACGACTACCTGATGGCCGGTCATACCGTTGATGAGCTGTGGCGGCTGGTCAAACCAACCCCACCGCCACCTGCGGCCGCGGCAGTGCAGGGCAACCCCGGCGGTGGCTCTCTTTCTCCCCCAGAAATCACCGCAACACCGCAACGGTCCTGGTCAGGTGTGGTGCCAGGTGTTGCGGTGTTGCGCCGCATCCTCGACGAAGTGGGCAACGAGGTCGGCAAACGCGGGCTGGTCGGTGAGGAACGCCTGGCCAAGACGTTGTATCTGGTGCTCACGTCCCGACTGCTGGACAAGCAGGTATCCGCCGGGGTCAAGGGTCATTCGGCGTCGGGCAAGTCCTACACCGTCGAGACCGTGACCCGGTTCTTCCCGCCGGAGTCCTATCTGGAGTTCACCGCGATGAGTGAGCGCGCGCTGGTGTACTCCCCGGAGGACTACGCCCACCGCACCCTCATCGTCTACGAGGTCACCGCGCTGCGCGAAGGCGTCGAAGACGACATGACCAGCTACTTCGTCCGGTCACTGCTCTCGGAGGGTCGCATCAACTACGACGTGACGGTGCGCGACGAGAAAACCGGCGGGTTCACCACGAAGACGATCGTCAAAGAGGGTCCGACGAACCTGATCTTCACCACCACCAAGACGCGGGTGCACGCCGAGAACGAAACCCGCGTGCTGTCGCTGGCGACCGACGACTCACGCGAGCAGACGGAACGTGTGCTGCTCGAGCTGGCCGGCGAGGGCACCGGCGGCGACAGCCTCGACGAGTGGGTGGACCTGCAGCGGTGGCTGGCCTCCGAGCACGCCGAGCGCCGGGTGACGATTCCCTACGCCCGCGAACTGGCCGGGCTGGTGCCGCCGGTCGCGGTGCGGCTGCGCCGCGACTTCGGCTCGGTGCTGGCCCTGATCCGCGCTCACGCCGTACTGCATCAGGCCACGCGGGACCGTGACGACCAGGGCCGCATCATCGCCACCCTCGACGACTACACGGTGGTCCGCGACCTTGTGGCCGACATCGTCGCCGAAGGGGTTGGTACGACCGTCTCACCCACTGTGCGGGAAACCGTCGCGGCGGTCGCCGCACTCACCTCTCCCGAGGACGAAGACACGAGCAGCGGTGTCGGATTACGCGAGATCGCCGAGAAGCTGGCACTCGACAAATCCAACGTGAGCCGGCGGGTACGGATGGCCGCAGACGGCGGATACCTGCGCAACCTGGAGGACAAGCGCGGCAAGCCCGCCCGGTGGGCGACCGGTGACCCACTGCCCGAAACGGTGGTCGTGTTGCCCGACCCGGCGCAACTGCGCAACACCCAAACAGTAGTTGACGAGCAGTGTTGCGGTGTTGCGCTGAAATCTGAGGGAGAAAGCGACCCACCGATACCGGGCGACCCCACCGACCGGACATCCGGCCTGACCGACCGGGTGACACGCGCGCTGGCAAATGCCGCACACCACGTTGCCCACCTGAACCCGCGGTGCGCGTGCGGTGCGGAGCTGACCCGGCCCGAGTCCATCGCGGCACGCTGCTGCGAAGAGTGCCGGCGCTTCGGCGGACGGGAGCAATCCGCATGAGCACCGACATCCCCTCCGAAGCGTTCATCGTCGGCGATGACGGTCTACCCATCGCCCACATCGACATCGACCGGCTGCAATCCGACGCCACGATGCTGATGTACGAGATGGCCGCCACCGCCGGCGACGACGCGGCCACCGACGCGGTAGGCGCCCGATGGGCCGCCCGTCACGACCCCGATTACTTCGGATACTTGGCCGCTGCCGCCCTGTCGCTGACGACCCGCAACATCCTGGCGCCGACTCTGGACGTGGCGGCCGAGCTCGGCGTCGATCTGCGGCCCGGGCTACGGCGTGCCTGTGATGACGCCTTGCGCGACCTCGGCGGTGACCAGTGAGCACCACTATTGCCGATCTGCTGCTGTCGCTGGCCGGCTCACCGGCCCTGCCCGGCGCCCGCTGCAGAGGTCGGCACACGCTGTTCGATGAACGTGGACCTGACGAGCCCGACGAGGTTGCGGCGCAGCGGCATTCACAGGCGCTCGGGCTGTGCGAACGCTGCCCCGCGTTGGACCGGTGCCGTGACTGGCTCGAGGAACTCCCGCCGCGGCAACGCCCGCCCGGTGTCGTGGCCGGGCAATTGCCCGCCCGTAACCCTGTCGGCCGCCCGGCCGGCGGCCCCAACGAAGGAAAGGCACTGAATTGACCGACACCCCGCCGATCATCACCACGCCAGACGATGTGTCCGCGTTGGTCGGCACCCTCGACGGCCGAGAGATGTATCTCGGTTTGAAGTTCGTGTGCCCGGAACCGCTGGGCACCATCGAGATCCGGCTCGTCCACCAGGCCGCGCGCAGCATCGCCGCCGAACTGACCAGGCTGCTCAACCTCGACGCCGCGCAGCGAGCCGCACTGTTGGAATACATGCTCGCACAGCCCGAGCACGACCACATCGAAGGAAGGAACGAAGAATGAGCACCACCGAAACCAGCACCGAGACAACCGAAGTCGTGGACACCACGTCCACCACCGAGGTTCCCGAACAAACTCAGTCACAGGGTGACATCACGGATGCGACCCCCGAGGGGTCGGATTCCGAATCGGACCCCGACGACGACACCGGTCTGAGTCGCCGCGACATCCGTTACCGCGAGCAGCTGCGCGCCGCCGAGGCAGAACGAGACGTATTGCGCCACACCGTCGAAACGATGCAGCGCAGCGAAGTGGAACGCCTGGCCGCCGAGCATCTCACCAAACCGGCCGCCTTGTGGACCGCCGGCACCGAACTTGCCGGCCTGCTCGCCGAGGACGGCACCGTGGACCCCGAGCGCGTACACGCCGCCGCACGCGACGCCCGCGAGCAACTCGGGCTCGAGGATCCACAAGCCGCGCGGCGGCGCGGCCCGGTCGTATCCAGAGAAGGCACGTCGTATCACGGCCACGGCGACGGCAGCGGCAACGCCCCTTGGGTCGCCGCGTTCCGGTAGGATCCGGCGCCATGAGCTACCCCTGGTGGGGGTGCTCCGGAACCGCGCGGGCCGCATCCGAGACCTGAACCGTCCTCGGCTGCGGCCTGTTCCGTTCGGCCGAGAATCCTCGAAAGCGAGCAACTCACATGGCCACCATCACCACCACACTGTCCGCCAGCGGATGGTCCCCCGATGTCACCGAGGTTGCACCCGGCGACGCCGTCCCCGAAGCGCTGATCCTCCAAACCTCCACCGTCGCCGGCGCAGTCGAAGGCGATGCCGTTGCAGTCCACTGCGTGTATGTCGATGACGCCGACGCCGGATTCGTCGCCGAGGGCGCTGTCATCGACGAGACGACCCCAGGCCTGGCGCAGTGCACGGTGTTCACCGGCAAGGTCGCCCAGTTGATCCGGCTGTCTCGTGAGCAGTACAGCCATGCCAACACTTCAGAACAGCTGTCGGTCAGCGTGTCTCGTGCGGTCACCCGCGCCGCCAACCACGCCTACATCGCGCAACCGGCACCGATCAGCCCCGCCGTTACACCACCCGCCGGCCTGATTCACATCCCCGGCCTCATCGACTGCGGCACCATCACCAACGACCTCGACGCCCTCACCGACGGCCTGGCCGTGCTCGCCGCGAACTACAGCGTTCCGACACACATCCTGGCCGCCCCGAATGCCTGGGCCGCGCTGCAGAAGCTCAAGACCGGCGACGACTACAACACCTCACTGCTCGGCGCGGGAACAACTGAGGCGCAACGGTTCCTGTTCAACCTGCCTGTCCTCGTTGACCCCGCCGTCCCATCGGGAACCGGCATCGTCATCGACCGGACCGCCGTCGTGTCGGCGGTCGGCACCGTCAACGTCGCCGTGTCCGACCAGGCACACTTCAACAGTGACAGCATCGCAATCCGCTGCACGTGGCGATTCGGCACGAATATCGTGCGCCCCAACCGGATCGGCCTGTTCTACCTCGACGGCGTCACCCACACCTACACCGTCAGCTTCGGCGGCGCGACAGGCGGCAACGCAACCCTGACCTGGCACGGCCACACCACCGCCACCATCGCCAACAACGCGACGGCCGCCACCGTCAAGACCGCACTGGTCGCGCTCGACGACGGCTACGACGCCACCGCCTGGACCGTCACCGGATCGGCCGGCAACTACGCCATCACCACGCCGGCAGGCGGCCTGCTCACCGGAGACGGCACCGGCCTGACCGGAGGCACCGGCCTGACCATCACCTAGACCCCCAGGGGCAGGTTCCCCTCACCCCCTCCCCGCGCGGCCTCTCCGGGCATAGGCCGGTGTGTGTGTGTCACCCCCTACCCCCCGGAAGGCAGGTCCCCTAAATGGCTAAGTACGCGACGCTGAATGAGGCGATGGTCGCCGGGGACGACCTCGCTGAGGCCGAGATCCGCTACCGGCTTCTTGCCGAGGCGTTCGAGGCTATGCCGCAGCTGCGAGCGAATCTCAACTCTCAGATTGAGCGGGCCAAGGCCGAGATTGGTCGGTTGCGGGCGCGGGCGTTGGCGCCTAAGGCAGACGAGGCACGGGATGACGTGTCCGGCAAGGTGGTCCCGTTCGATGCCGCGCGCTTCCGCAAGTCGGCAGGCTAATCGTGACGCCAGGATGTGACCTTGTTGACCGAGGCCTGATCGGGTGCGGGTCGCGGTCCTGCACCTGCTGCGCGAGGTCCATGCGCCTGGTCCACATCGACCGGCAGATTGACGCCAACGAGTCCGATGCCCTGCGTGCCCGCTGGGAGTTCGGGCGTCAGATGCTCGCTGCCCGTGACGGCATGGGCAGGCTGCCCAACGGCTACCTCGCTGAACTCAAGGAACGCACACAGAAGTCGCACACTGAACTCGCGCGCCGCGCGCAGTTCGCCGCCGCCTTCCCGGGTGAGGCAGAACTTTCAACCGCAGTTGAAAGTTTCGACTCATGGACAGCGGTCGTCCGTTCTCTCAAGCAGTCGAAGGACGCTGCCGACAATCTCCCCGTTGAACCGCCCCCGGTCCTCCAGGGTCAGTACCGGACGTTCGTCGCGGATCCGCCGTGGCAGTACGGCAACACCTCGACCCGCGGCGCGGCCGAAAACCACTACCCGACGATGACCATCGAGGAACTGTGCGCCCTCGACGTGGTGCCGTCCCGCGCGGCCGATCAGGCGCACCTCTACCTGTGGAGCACCGCCGGCCATCTCCCGCAGGCGTTCGAGGTCATGTCCGCGTGGGGGTTTGAGTACAAGACCTATCTCGTCTGGGTGAAGCCGCAGATGGGGATGGGCAACTACTTCCGCGTCTCGACCGAGCTGGTGCTGTTCGGGGTCAAAGGGGACATGCGGACGCAGGTCCGTGACGCGAAGAACTACTTCGAAGCCAAACGTGGACAGCACTCCGCGAAGCCGCGGGAGTTCCACGACCTCGTTGCGGCGGCCAGCCCCGGGCCGTACCTCGAACTGTTCTCCCGCTGCTACGCCGCGGACATGCTGATGGGCTGCACGTGTTCGAAATGCCGCCTGGGATGGGATGTTTGGGGGAACCAGGCATGACCGCCGATCGGAACAGTGACGGCTACGAACCCCGGTTCGACGTGGACTACGAGTACGGCAAGCAAGGCGAGTTGTTCGTCAGCAAAATCATGGATTCCCTGGGCACCGACCGTATCGAGGTGAAGCGTGATGCTCGCTATGCCGACACCGGGAACGTATATGTCGAGTTCTCCTGCCTTCGTCGCGGGAAGTGGCGGCCCAGTGGAATCGCGACAACGGAAGCGGAGTTCTGGGTTTTCGTTCTGAGCGATTCGGCGTGCGTCGCGGTGACGACCGCGTACCTGCTCGATGCCAGCCGCGCCGCGTGGAAGAACAACCCGAAGCGCCGCAAGGAACAACAGCGGGGCTCGCACCCGACCAAGGGTGTCGTTCTAGAGGTGGCGTGGCTGCTGCAAAACGGTGCACGCATTGAAAACGCCCACGAAGGCGAGACCGCATGACCGGAAAGCCCTTCCCCGACAACGGAATCGATGACATGTCAGAATCGTTCACCCGCGCGGACCTGATGACCGCACTGAAGGACGCACAGCAGCGCGCCCTTGCCGAATACCCGCACCCCACCGAGGGCGGTACAGCTGCCTCGGTCATCGCGGACATGGACCGGCAGGCCGCCGAACTCTATTACCTGCGCGCATGGCTGCTCCACGGCGAGCCGATCAAGGTCTCGGTCGGCGCAAGCCCGATCCCGTCCGCCCCCCTGATCGCAGCCGGGGTCGCAGCGGATGAGCCCGCCACCGGGTCCCCCCGGCCCGGTGGCGGGCAGTCCGAGGCGGCGTCATGACCGACTTCACCGCCCTGACCAACGCGGAACTGATGACCAGAGCAGCGGATGTCATCCTCGTCGCGCACGCCTGCATCGGAGTTCTCGGCGTTCGCCTGGATGGCGACGTCGGAGCCGACTGCGATGCCCTCATCACCGAACTCCGTTCCCGCGCAGGACGGTACGCATGAGAACCGCCGTCAGCGTCTTGTGCACCGCCACCCACCCATGCGTGGTCAGCCGTCACGGCCAGTGCACCCGCCTGACTCACACCGGACCCCATCACTGCAGTTGGTGCGGGCTGACGTGGGACGAGATTGCGGAGGCGTCGTGATGGACACGCGCGAACTCACCCCCGGCGACCGGCGC